GATACCTTGACGTTCCTTAGAGAAGTAAACTCCGTTTGCGGCTAGAGCCATATTCGTATTAGGATTGCTTGCGCCGTTAAGACAGGTATCAGGATTGATCCCTGGTTCAGTCTTACCCTCAACGATTGTTTCTGGACTCATGTTCCACTGCACAATGATGTTGGGATACAGTGAGTTTAGATCGAACGAACAAACCCACTCGTGAAGACCTACCTGAGGTTCCTTCACGTAACCACCTGGATAGTCAGCTTTGAACTTGTCGATTGATGGAGGTGGAACAATGTTCTTAGCTGCAAGATCACGATAGATGATCGTATCCCAAATCATGGTTGTTCCAAAAGTATCCTGATAGTTAACACCAGCCCTGTAGGCCATAGTAAGTGCGAGAGTAATCAGACCCATCTTATCCTCAAGACGGTCAACCAACTCCACGTCCTTGATGTTATAATCAATGAACTTTTGGAAATCGTGTTTGTACAAGGCATGAAGTGAGCTGTGTTCCTCGTAGGACAACTTACGCTCGCCTAGTACAACATGAGCGATATGGTCAAGCTTGTATGATTCCTGTGCACCATACGAGTAACCAAACTTTTGAAACAAGTCATAGTAGTCAAGTTGAGAGATACCATACATTTCATAGGTATCAAGTTCCTTACCCTTGACCGCAATCTTACGGTACTGAACTACACCCCAAGGTGATAGCTTTTTGACCATGTCATCACCCATGATACGCGTGATACGATTGACAAGATAAGGAATATCGAATAGACGAGTATTCCAACCCGTAACGACATCAGGACAATGAGCCGAACTACTCCAGTGGTCAAGAAAGGCCAAAAGCAGTTTGATCTCATCGTCACACTTTTTGTATATGACTCGGTGGTCCTGCATATACGAAGCTGATGCATCGTAGTCATACAGACCCCAGACGTAATACGTATTGTCGATGTTGTTTTTAATGGTGATAGAAATGACTGGGTGAGCCGCTTCTTCAGGAAGAGGGAATCCATCATCGGAAGCAACCTCGATGTCGATCGTTGTTACATTGATCTTATCACGATCAAACTTGATCTCACCTGGGAACTTGTCGTAAATGAATTGGCTGATGTAATTGGTTGTACCATAGATCTTAAAGTTATCGACGTCTTTGTACGTCGCAATAAAATCCTTGGCATCACGCATAGTATCGAGCACACGTGGCTCAACACGAGTACCATCAATTGATGAGTACCCGCTGTCCTTATTTGATCTTACATATAAAGTCGGCGAAAACGGAATCTTGCGAAGGACTCGCTCACCGTTTTCGTAACCTGCATAGAGCAGATTGTTGCCATAGCGATTGACGCTTGTATAAAAATTCACAGTTTACCTCCATAATTTAGATACTATTATACCATAGTTCCGCTAGGATGTAAACCATTTTATAGAATTATTTTCTTATCGGGGGTCATTACTTTGCCGAACATCTGCTGATATTGGTTCTTTAGCTGTTCGACTGGATCCACCATGAACATGATGAAAGATGAGTTGATATTGAATCCACCGCTAGCGTCTGAATACGCCATGAATGGTGCCAGCCCAAGTTGGTTGGCTTCTGTAGGAATTAGGATAGCTACGTCAGTAAGGTTATACCCACCATCCTGTTCCTTAACATCACAAATTAGCTCTTCACCAGTTGCGATTCTCACGATTTTAATATTTGACATATTTGTCTCCATAGTAAAGGAAAGGGCCCCGCAGAGAGCGAGGCCCAATTGGTTTTAAGATTCTTTCTTATCAGTCACAAAAGAATAGAGCTTGTCGGCCTGTTCTTTGATTTCATCGGGCGTGTACATTTTTGGAACGTACTTAGACCATGCATCAAGAGCGGCTTCATTATTTTCTTTGGCAAGATCCATTGCGTGATAGGCCATTTGCATATTGGTTTCGTATTGACGATCCAATAATTCTTTAGCCATCTGCAAAACATCATAACGGATTTGATAGGGGTTTGACATAATTTTCTTTCCTTTTTCGTGTGTGTAGCGATACCATTCTATGTCTATGTCGGTATGCATGTGTTATATAGCAAGGACTAAAAAGTCCAAGCTACTCCTACTTCGATCTCTCCGCGATCCTCTGCGTTGAAGTCGTAAGTTGTTTCGGCATACGCCATGGTGTTACCATTGATGTCGTATTCTGCGCCGAGTTCTAGAAGCGGGTAGTTCCCATCATCAAGAATATTTACTACGTTCCAATCATCACCACTTGTGTGGTTGGTTTCGTACATAGTGATTGGCATTTCGCCATATACTGACAGCGGCCCTGCTGCTGATGTCCAGCGCAACTCTGGCTCTACTGTCAAGTGATTGGTCTCAGCATCCACTTTGTGATATGCTTTGACTTCAGTGTTAAGGGCAAGACCCATTCCTAGATCTGCCGCCGCGGTAGATGTTGCTGTTAGTGCTGCTACCGCGAAAAGTACTGCTTTCATTTGTCATGTTCCTTTCTTTGTGACAATGAAGAGGGGTTAACCATGACCCCTCACGCGTTTATTAAGTAACGACCCTTTAGATCCAACCCTTAAGATTAGGATTAGAAGACCATTGTAACTGCTTTTGTCGACGTTCAAGGTCGACTAGGTCAGTTGACTGAGATAGATATTCTTCGATTCTATCCTTTTCGGTTTTTGGTCGCACTGCGTTCCAAACTCCAGATAGTGCCTTAAATACAAATCTCATTTCTCGAACTCTCTAAGGATTTCTCTGTTTAGCTTAGCCAGGATTTCTGCATCGCTCCATCCTGGGTACTCGCAACGCAGATAGGGAACAATCTTTTGATTTGCTTCCGCTTGCCGCGATACGATTATTGCTTTACCTAGACTCTTAAAGAATCCAACGATTGAGAATAGAATTAACTCAACCGCGCTCGTTAAGTAGCTGTGAGCTACCAGTACTACTTGTGTCATTTGTGGATACCCCGTTTCCAATGTTAATTTTACGGGGACGCATTTCTTCTGGAACTACTACCTTCAATTCTACGGCAAGGATTCCGTCCACAAGATCAGCTCCATGTACTTGAACGTACTCAGACAGCCTAAACGTACGCTTAAACTTCTTCGTAGAAATTCCACGATGAATGAAGTCTCGGCCTTTACTTACATGTTCGCCAGTGACGGCTAGAGTGCGATCTTTCACCTCAATGGTTAGTTCGTCTCGACTGAATCCTGCGACTGCAAGTTCAATAAGATAGTCGTGTTCGTCTATCCTAACGATATTGTGTGGTGGGTAGTGGTCATTTGCATGCCGAGCTACTCGATCCAATTCGTCGAAAAGATGGTCGAAACCAACAAAAGATGCACGTGGGAAAAGTTGCTTTACGCCTGTCATAGTTATCTCCTTTAATAAAGCAAGATTAATAATAGAGCCGGGCCTATCCCGCACTCCAATGTTATTTATACATCGACGTTATTTGTTTCCGATGTTATATTTTGGACATAGCTCCCATTGATCCTTATCCTTAAAGGATATGATCTTAATCTGTCGTAACGGAGCCGTGTCCTTTGCTTCCTGCGCGTTAACCGGAGTAATAAGCCCCCAGTCGCTGAGCAGTGTCACAATAGTGTTACGACGTTGTATATCATTATCTACTAGGTTGGATGGTTTACCGTCAAGGAGAAACAGTTCCTTAAAGTGAACGATAAAGTACCGCCCCTGTTTATGTAGAATATGACATGATTGGTATAATTTGTTTTCTTTGCGGGAGGCTACCCCGATACGAGTTAGCGTTTCTCTCACCTTTAAGAAATCATCGGGCTCATTAAGAATTATCTCCAGCATCATAGCTGGAGTCCACTCTACGGCCACATTGTTATTATGTTCTTCCACCTTTATAGACCCTCAATCTCAATTCGTTAATCTGTTCATTACTCAGAAGGGTCAAGGCTTGGCGTGCCTTCTCATCGTTATAGCCATAATATTCTTTGACCGCTTCAACCGCAGCAGATTCCTCAGGCTTGAGCCATTTGGAAAACCTTTTGCGCTTTCTAATTGTATTTATCAAAAAGTCAAATTGAAGCTTTGAGTCTAGGTGGTGATACCTGTTCATTTCATTAGCAAGAAGGACGGTATCATTAAAGTATGACAGACCACGATTAGCCATAAAAGGGTTGTATGCCTTTTCAGACAGATCGTCGACCATCAGATCCTTTTTGCTGTAGTTGATTGCGTTTAAGAATTCAAAAGGGTTCATTACCAATGCCTCACGACACCTGCTATAATAAAGAAGCAGGTGATCCAATTAACGAATTGCAGCAACATACGAAGATACAAACCAATCCTTGCGTGTTCCATAGTCAACACAGGTACCTTTGGTTCGTCCTCGTCATTGCGGCCGATATAGTAGTCTAGCGCTCTAGCTACAACCTTTTCCCAGATTCGGTATTTGATCATACCCACTCCGCTGAGGCCATGATCTCTGTCATACAAGCTACAACATTGAGTTCATGATCCGCTACGAATGCATTCTTATACTGATAGTCAGCAAGAATGAGAACAACTTGAGGAATAGACTGCGGCTGCAGGTACTTACTCATGTTGTCATAAATCTTACGAAAGATTGCTTGCGGTTCCGTATCCATATTGTCAACGACCCACTTACGCATACCCTTGAAGTTCTTATCCTTAAGAGATCCCATAAGTGCATTGATGTTATCCTCTGACAGATTAACAAGTACACCAGCATCGATACGACCAGCGACTGAGTATCGTTGACACTCATTGATCACACGACGCCAATCAGGGAAGTACCGTTCAACGAGAGCGGCTACTGCCTTTTGCTCAAACGGTACACCTTCCTTACCAAGAATGTCAGTCATTCGTGCAAAGAAGTTAGCCGCAAGCTGTGGCTTTTGATCGTTAGGAATACCAAACTCGTATACTGAACAACGAGAATGCAACGGCTCAATGATTCGGTTCTTGAAGTTACAAGTCAGAATGAATCGGCAGTTGTTTGAGAACTCCTCGATGAATGCACGAAGAGCAGGTTGTGTTGATTGCGGATTAAGATAATCAGCCTCGTCAAGTATGACTACCTTATAGCCACCTTGAAGTGAGACCGTAGAGGCAAACTGTTTGATCTTACCACGAAGAGTATCAATGTTACCCTCCTCGGATCCGTTAATTAAAATGTAGTCAAGTTCTAGTTCGTGGCACAATGCCTTAGCGACCGTCGTCTTACCGACGCCAGCTGAACCAGAGAATAACATATTAGGTAATTCGTTTTTCTCAACGATCTTACCGAATACTTCTTTAAGATCAGTTGGAAGAATACAATCAGATATAGTTTTGGGACGATACTTTTCGACCCATAGAAAGTCAGTAGACATTCACATACTCCATAATAAAAAATAAGGTGGCCTGCCCTGCAGGACTCGAACCTGCAACCCTCAGCTTAGAAGGCTGATGCTCTATCCAGTTGAGCTAAGGGCAGAGATGAAGAGGGAGGCCGAAGCCTCCCCCAAGGATTTAGCCAACATCTTTTGGCATTCGTCCCTGTTCTTCTTCAGTTGCTGGTGCTGCTTCTGGTGTAGCTTGCGCTGCGCCTTCTGCTTCACCCTCAGGGGCAGGTGGTTTATTCGCCTCAACGAATTTAACCAAGCGTCCACGAAGGACACCCACTGATTCCAATTCTGGACCCTCAAAGGCCCCACGTTTGGAACATACGTCGATCACTTGTACCATAGCGGCCAAGTCTTGGATACCCAGCGAAGGTGGTGCTTCCGCAGCCGCCTCCTGTTCTACTGCAGTATCTGCTGCTTGCTCTTCAGACATAATTTACTCCTATAAAAGTTAGTCGACTAGAGTAGTTTATTTATCCACCAAAGGTAGATGATTTCTCAAGAGCAATCCAATATTCCACGTCAGCTGCCTGACTCTTGAAATGCGAGATTAACTTGCTTGAGATTGCAACATCGTAATCGCCAGAGATAAGTTTGAAGTTACCAATATTGAATACGAAATTAAATTGATCGGATGGTCGTGTAACGTTCGACAGTTCTAGCTCAAAGGAGTTAGCGGTCGAATCATTTACATCAGTGACCATGATCTTAGCGTCAGATGCACCTTCAGCTCCAGTAACAACCACATCACTAACACCAAGAGTTGATGCTGCTTTACGCAATGTGGAAAGGTCGTCGTTGGTTAGTGTGAAGGTGACCTCGGTGGACGGCATGACGATGTCCTTGGAAGGAGAAGTGAGAATGGACGGATCCGAGAAGAAGTATTTTACAGAGCGCTTGCCTTCCGCAATTGATACGGAAGTCATTTCCTCATTGAACTTCAATTCTGGATTTTCGAACATGCTCGTCACACCGAGGAACTCGTTCAGATCGTAAATACCAAACTCACGATCTGGGAATACTTCGGATACCGATGCCTTGGCAAGAATGTTCTTAGCCTCGGCCATAGTTTTAATCGTGCTACCTGTTTTGAACACGATGTTAGAGTTAATGTTTGCAAAGTTCTTAAGAACTGCGGTTGTTTCACTTGAAAGATTCATCATTTAGTTTCCTTGGTTTCGTTAAGATGTTTTTGATTCATTGTGTTCCACTGCTGTGGAGTAATGCTATCGATACTACCATTATACACTACTTTAGGCGAATTGTAAATAGCCTCATCAGTATAATTTTCAGCAGTATAAGAAGTTCCTATACCATAAGATAGGTTAGCGCCAAAGTCCATGCTATCTGGCTCAGGAAAATCAATTTCCTGTTCCTCATCATGAACATGGAGCGCAATAAGAGCGTAATGCAGAACCTTCATAAGATCCTTTCGGTTCTTACCGTCCTTTTTACCATAACGCTGAACGTACTTTAAGCAGTTACCTAAAGCAAATCCTTCACCATGACCGCAGTCAATAATGAACTCTGTAGATTGGAACTTATTCTTGGAGTAGTGCCCATCATAAGTACCGTCAATGTACGACTGGAGCTCTGCGATCAGAGCTCCTTCGTTGAACTTATATTTAACCATTCAATGCATCCTCTAAAATATCATCAAGTTGAACATCGGTTTCAGAAGTTGTTGTTTCTGAACCGTCAGTGACCGTTACATCGACCTTGCTATACAGATCAAGGAATGCTTCCTTAGTATCTTGGTCAAAACGGTTTACACAAAGTCCGATTGACTTCATACGATCATTAAAGATCGAGAAGGTTTGGACGATGTGACACAAACGACGAGTCGAGATCAATTCATCGATACCGTCATCATCATATGTCTTACGAATAGTTTCAGACCACTGCGACAGTAGTACTGCGAAATCCTCATCAATACAATCAAACTTTTTCATGTGATTGATAATGATACGCTTTTCAGTCGCAAGTGTTGGATACGGTTGTTCCATTGTGATCGTGAAACGCTCAAGGAAAGCTTCATCGATAATCGTTGCTGCTACGAAACGACCATCATCAGAACCCTTACCTTTAGTGTTTGCTGTTGCAATAACGTTAAATCCTTTTGAGGGACTAACGACTTGACCTGTCTTTTTGATCATAACAGGCTTGCCTTCAAGAACACCTTGTAGACACATGATCTTGTTTGATCCACGGTCAATCTCGTCAATGAGAAGGATTGCGCCTTGCTTCATTGCCTTGATGACTGGACCTTCTGAGAAAACAGTCTCACCGTTAACTAAACGGAAACCTCCGATAAGATCGTCCTCATCGGTCTCAGGAGTAATTTGTACACGAACGTATTGACGATTGGTTTTGGCACAAGCCTGCTCAACCATCATAGTCTTACCGTTACCTGACAGACCAGCGACATATACTGGATAAAAGATGCCAGACTTAACGATTGACTCAACGTCCTTGTAGTGACCCCACTTTACGTAAGTGGTATCAAG